AACAAACTTACGATATTCCTCTTCCGTTATCCCAATCGTCTTGATTAACTCTTTCTCGTACGGAAGCAGTGGTACGTCGTAAACATTCGGGCCGAAGACCACTGAATCTTTTGCGACATTCGATTGACGTACAAGATTCCCGTCTGCCATGTGACTGCAAATGCCCAGGATTGCTGCGGTAGCAGCAGAATATCCCCATCATACTGAGGCCGATCCACTCGGAAACCCCAACGCATAAGGTCGCGGCAGATCTCCCATTTACTTGCCTCGTACCAAGATTGCTTAAACGGTGGCGCTTCAATGTCCATCCGTTCCAATGCCTGATAACACATGTGGATGCAGTCGATATGACCGTCACTGCCGTCAGCACCTAGCCGATACGGCATTCCAATTAGATCACTGCAGTCGGACACTGTTGCTAATTGGCAGGTTGCCTACAAGATCTTGCGTTAAAGAACGCCGTGGTACGTCCGTTCCAACAGCGTCCAGCACCGAACTTAGTTCCAGGTTTAACGTTGTTTCATCCCATTGACCGCCAGTAACGACTCCGGTGTAAGTGTGAACAGTGGTGTGCGTTGCCGTTAGGCCAGTGCTTGGATCAGCATCCTCAATGATCAACACCTCAACTTCCATCACATAGCTGTTTTCAATAGCGTCTACACCCCAAGGACGAGACAACGTATTGTTTGGGAACACCAGTGATGCTTCAAGACCATCGCCTGTGCGATTAACCGTGACACCAGAAAAGCCAAACGGCAGGAACTGATAATTGTCGCCGTTATGGGTCAGTTGTTCACCAATGAAAAAGTTCTGAAAACGAAAATTAACCGTTTTGTTGACCTTGATCCGTAGAACATGGCCGAAAGCAAACTGCGTCACATCCCTAACCTCTTACGAGTGCCGCTGCTCATTTGCAACCGCTTCAATGTCTTCTGCTCTCCCTGTTTAGCACCCTCATCAGCAGCTCGCCTCATGCCAGCTTGGAACTGATCAGCCGTTACATAGTCAACGCTGTTGATGCGCTCCACCGTGAAGCGCACATCAATTGGTGCGGCAACTGCAGTTCCTCCACCCTCGCCTGACGTTCCAGAGCCGCCTGTTCCTGGGATAACAGAAGACCCGCGAGCACCACGCGAATAACGCGCCATGCTTTCACGCATTTTTGATTCTGGTATAACGTACTCTCCCTGGCCGCCTTCACCAACGATTGCGCGAGTTGGACCTGAAACATATCCGCCTTCAGCAAAACCGGGGACCATTCCGCCCTGGAAAAACGAGGGACCAGCGACAGACATGTCGCCATAAGCGCTACTAGGAACTGAACTGGCTCCCCCACCAGCTGCCGCTCCATTAAAGAAATTAAGTGCAATGCCCAGGATCTTCATTTGGATTGCCTTAGCAATCATTTGAGCTGCCATGTCCGCAAAGTGATCTGCAGTGCGGCTAAACAGATTAGCCAAGGCTTCTTGGGCAGACATGCTGCCAGTAATCAACCCCTTAAACGATTCGCTAAACGCATCACCGATTGCATTTGCGGCAAGAATGACTTGATTTGCAGGGTCAAGAAGATCGTTAAGAGCGCCTTGAACACGCTCCATCTCTGCTTCAATCTTGTCGCGCCCTGTCTCAGGAGCTAGAGATTCCTTGATAGCGCCTTCGGCCTTACCTTTCTTGCTGGGAAGTTTGTTAATTTCGGCTTCAATCTCTTTTAGTCGATCAAGTTGTGCTTGCAACTGAGCAGTAGTTGCACCCTCAGCTTTTGCTTTTTCAATAGAAAGTTCGACACTTTGAACCTGCTGTTTAAGTAGCTGTTCTTGTTTTTCAAAGCTTCTGTCAAGCTCAAGAAGTTGCTTTTGAAGCTCAATCGCTTGCTGTGCTGCGGCAGGCGTGCTGCCTTCTTCAATTAAGCGAGAATACTCTCGCTCAAACGCCATCTTGTCTTCATGCTTTTGCGTAATTGCATCTAGCTGACTGCTTGCGCGTTCAAAAGCTTTATCAGTACGTTCCAGCTCCCGATCAACGCCTTTAACAGCGCGTTCAATCGCTCGCTGCTTTTTCTTGTCCAACCGATCAGCAGCACGAGCTGCTTTCTTGGCTGCTCTTTCAGCAGCTTGACGTTCTTTTTCTTTTTGCGCACGTTCAGCATCATTTACGCTTTTATTTAACTGAGCAAGAGCAAGTTCTTTTTTTTGCCCAGCCAATACCATTTCTTGAACCGTTATGCCTTCTTTTCGCATTTCTGCAAGAAAAGTTTCTTCAATAACTTTTTCTTTAGCCGCAACAACGTCTTTGTTAAGAAGGTCATTGCCTACTTTTGCAAGGTCAATTTGAGCAGCAACTAAATACCCCTGTTCTTTGGCTGCTTTATTAAGCGCTTGTTGAGTGATTAACTTACCCATTGAAGCTTCTTCTTCAGCCAACCTTTGTGCTTCTGGCTTTTGTGCAGGCCCTGTAGGAGCACCTAATTGCTGTAAAGCGCTAAACGCACCTATTGCGGGACCAACACCAGGCAAAGGAGTCGCTGCGGCTTTAGTTACACCTAAAATTCCTTTACCTAACGGAGTGCTTGCAAACGCATCAAATGCGGCCTTAACACCAAGAATTAAACGAACTACTCCTGTCAATGCCGGTATCAGCTCTGCCTGCAAAGCAGCTGAAACGCTTTCAAACTCATCATTTAGCTTTTCAGTTTCAGTTTTATATGCAGATAGCTTGTCAACTCCATCTGGGCCCAATACACGATTAAGCTCTTCAACGGCCAACGAATACGCATCAGCAAGTAATCCTGCTTCCTCGTAAGAAGCAATTACACTTTTTGTAGCATCAGAAACTTTAAAACCAGCGTCCTCTAAACCGCTAAGTATGTCTCCAGTTGTACTTAAACTGTTGGCAAGATCACCAGCTTTACTGACCAGTTGGTCGAACATTGTTCCCAACTGCGTTCCAACCAGGGATAAGCCAAAGCCAAACTCACCGCCAATCATTCCGCCGCCAAAACCGCCCGCTGCGCCACCCAGAGACGCTCCTATGCCTTGGCCAAACAGCAACGGAAATGCACCACCAATCAGAGCGCTACCAGCTGCTCGTTTTTGAACCTGTCTTTGTTCTTCTAAACGCGCTCTTCTTTCAAAGACTGCGTTAATTTTACGCTCAGTAGCCAGCTCCCTATCAGCAAGAATCATCTGATCTCGACGCTCTTTGCCAACCTTTTCAACAGCCTGTAAACGGTTTAAATAATCTCTAGAAGCAATTTCAGCTTCTTTTGCAGCCTGCTGTTTTGTTTCAATTACCCCTCTGCGTATTTCTAGCTGAAGTTGTTTTTGAGTTTTATTTGCATCAGTAACGGTTCTATATTTTTGAGCAAGCGCTTCAACCTCTTGCGTCCCTTGACGCAAAGTTTGCAACTTTTGCGCTTCCTCTTGGTTTGCTTTTTCTGTCAGACGAAGAATCGAGGCATACACCTCTTCCATATCACTGGCAATTTGACCAGCCTGAGCAGTCATCCCCATCTGTGGGAGCAAAGACTGTGGTCGCATTGGCGACCTAAGCGCTGCTGGAACGCTTACGTCTCCGGGTTTTGTTGCGGAAAATCCTCCAAACCCTGGCCCAATCGGTCCTGCATATTGCGTTCCACCGCGCAAAGTGCCTGATCGGCCTTCGTTGCGAACCCGGGCAAGCAGCTCTGCCTGTTCGCGAAGAGCATCGTTTGCTAAGTCTTGAGCACGCGCAAAATCCCTTGCCGCTTCAGTTGCTGCTTTTGTGTCTAACGCAGCATTGTTTAAGTTTTTCCCTGCATCACTTAATGCTTTATTAAAATTTCTAACAGAATTTACTACGGTTGTGCCAGTAATGTCAGCAAAGTTTTCAATAAAGTTATTTAATTGATTAACTTTTATCCCTGTTTCTTTTATCTTGCCAGAAAGCTGGGTGATGGCTTGGCTGTTCTTGACCGCAACCGCGATATTTACGCCGTAGTCAGCCACAAGCCCAGACCAAAGACCTATTGCACCACTTTACCTCTTTCGCATCGTCTGCGCTCCTCGGCTGGTCTGCACGCGGTCTTTGGCTTTGTCCTCCTGCTCGTTTTTTAATTCAAAAAACGCAGCCCAACCAACAAGCTCCTCTTGCGTCAACTGAGAAGAAAGCTGGGCCACCGTAGTGCCCAGCTCCTTCGCCAGAAAAAAAATGAAAAACCAGCTGCTGTTAGCTTTTCAAGTCGGCTTTCGCTTCCTCCACCTTGTTCTCCGATCCAGAAGACAACATGGCTAGCTGAATTCCTTGCAAAACGCTGGCGTCTACAGCGTTTTTAAGTGCAGCCTTTTCACCGTCTTGAAACAGACGCTTGCCATCAGCGTCCAAAGCCTTTTCAATCATCATGCCCAACGCAAAATCGTTGGCATCATCAGAGCCTGCTTTTTTCTGGATCGACTCACGCTCAGCAATCGTCAAAGGATGCCAATAGACCTCAAGCACCACGTCGTCGCCATCCTTGACCTCATGCTTGTAAAGCTGGCTAACGCCAAACTTATTGCGAAGCAGCTCAGTGGCACGCATAAAACATTGTCGTTTCAACTAATATACTATACAACTGCCGTAAACTGGCAAGAAATAATTCCTAGGAAATGAGGACGATCTTCAAGCTCTGTTGAGCTGGGACCACTAACATCTAAAACCCTTGGCGAAACACTGAAAGTGTCGGTGTAGTTTGCAGCGTTGACAGACGTTAAGCCGTCGATAACCGACTCGCTAATCGCCGCAAGCGTTGCCGTACCAGCGGACTTGGGCACATATACGTTGCACTGAACCACTCCGCTGTAATAGTCCGCAGCAGCACCTTGATTTTGCAAGGTTGACTGATTGAACGTGATTTTCATTGACACGTATTTTTTGCCTTTGCCTGGCGTGGTAAATCGAACGTTGTCATAAACCATCGACACCGTGGCGTCTGCAGCTACTACCGCATCAGTTACGGCTTTTTCAAATGCAGCTCTTGCGTTTACTAAGCTCATTACTCAGATGCCTCCATGACCTTTGGACCGCCTTGATAGTCCGTTCTACCGCGCTCGTCAAATTTGACACCAGCGTAAATAGTGCCAAGGCGTGGCTTCTCTTGAAACGCATCATCAACAATTTTTTTCATTTCTCCCTGAATAAACGCAATGCTGCGACCGTCTTCCATTGCGTATTGCCTGTAATACGCTTGGTTGCCAATGTAAACCGGTCCTTTTTTGAAATTCATGCGAGGTATTTCAAATCTTCTTTTGATGTGATCCATGGTTCCTTGAGGCATCGGACCCCACTGGGTATCCTTGCCAGCGCTGTTGGTAGTGAGTTCTTTATATCTTTCGGCCCAAGGTGTTCTAGTTCGCCTTTGACGATCACTTTCCTGCCGAGACTCTCTCGCGATTGGAGTGTTCTGCCTTGCCTTCCAGCTGGACGCAAAATACCCTGTGTAGACAGGGCTATTCTCTGGTGTAGATAGCTTTAGAACTGCAATTTGAACAACGTTGTTAAAAGCCTTGTCAAAGTACGCCTCGTAATCGTTTTCAAAATCATCCAAGTCGTGATTTACAAGCTTGGCCATCAGAAAACCACCTCCACGATGAACAGGTACTCTTGACCACCCTTGTAAGTGCGAATGTCAGTAATCTGAGCAACGCGACTGGACCCTGCATAGGTAAGCGAGATTGTGTCTTCAAACGTTGGCTGGTTGTCGCCAATAAGGTCAGGCGTTACGTACAGCTTGGCCGTGCGTTTTTCGACCTCAAGCTCCTCCTCTGAACGCACAAACTCAACTGGCACCTGGATCGAATAGGCCGTATCCGTCGTCGTCAACGCTCCAGTGCTGGTGTTGTACGTCGGAGATGCCTTGCGGGTGTACGTGATCGTGTGATCAAACGACTTGCCCAAATCGGCAACAACCGACTTGGCAACGTTCTTGAAAAGACTGTCGAGTGCGCCTGCCATCTCAACCCCTCACAACGCGGAGAGAATACGAGCCACTGCCGCCCAGACAATAAGCCCCGAGATAAGACTGAAGCCAAGGATAAACGTCGAATACGTTGTTAACAGTTCCAGTAGCCTGACTAGAAGTGTTGTACTTGACTTCCATCTCCCCAAGCTTGACGGACTCGTATAGCCCCGTATCGCCGGTAGTCCCTGTAATCGAGTCCGTGTCATTAGCCAGTGCGTTGGCTAACTCATAAGTAGCGTATTTGATGTCGTTTGGGATCGCGGAGCAAACCAGCTCGACACGATCCACGTGATAATTATTGCGAGGCCAGCTCAGTGCTTGGCTCTGATCGCAACGATCACCGTAAAAATTCAACGTGTCGATCCAGCGAGTAGCTGAGATCAATGCACGATTCTTGGCGTCATCCGTCTTGTCGTCCCAGTTCGTGCTGCTTGGAACGGTTTCAAAATAAGCGTCGGCTTCGGCCAACGTCACATAGCTGTTGGCTGTCGCACTCTTCAGTGTGGCGTTGATCGTGGCAGCCATAGCGCAAAAATAAGGTGGCCCCACCTAATGGTAGGGCCTTTGCTCTGATCAGGATCAGATGGTGGTGGTATCCAGGGGGCTGTTGACGGTGAGCTGAACCATGGGGATCAGATCAATGTCATAAGTAGCAGCCCAGTTACCAGCAGTTGCCAGAGTGGCGTTGGTCGGGTTGTCAGCAGCGTTAGACCACTTGGTGCCCATCACGTGATAAGCAGAGTGGTAATCCACAGACAGGACGTCCTGCTTGGAAAGCACGTTGCGGTCAGCTTCAATCCGAAGATCCTGCTGCACACCCTCAAGGATGGTGCCGGACTTAATCAGATAGCAGTAGAACTCACGCTGGTGGCCAGAGGTGCCAGGTGCAACAGTGTTGACTTGTGAATCAACAATGACGCGCATACCGGCAAACTCACCAACTTCGCGAGCGCCAATGCCAACGCCACCGCCACCCCAGGTCACTGCGCCAGAAGCAGACAGTGCAGAGGTAGAGAAGGTCAGCATTCCTACCTGATACAGGTAGTAAGCGACGGAGGGGTGAACAACAATGGTGTCCAGCTCTTCGCCACGCTCACCAAGGACTGAACGAGCTTCAGCAACGTTGGCAGCAGACAGGAAGTTGGCTTCAGCGCCACCAGAGGCAGCAGCAACACCTTTGTCCAGAGCGTTACCAGACAGAGCCGTACCAAACAATCCAGCAAGCTGAGAGAACAGACGTGCGCTGTTCAGCTTGTTGATGGCATCAGCCAGTTGGTTGCGAATGTGAAGCATCGGGTCTTCACCAGCAGCCAGCATTGCAACGTCATCAACGGCATACGCGAAGCCGCGATGGCAGATGGTTGCAATCTGAGTTCCGGTGCCAACCTTTTGAGGAGTCAGATAACCGGCAGAACTGGTGCCCCAAGTTGCAGTACCGTCCATGATCTCCTCAGTCGGAGACACGGGGTTGAACTCGGGAACTTGAATGCGGGTGCCGCCTTCACGTGAATCGAGAAGAGCGTTACGAACAACAGCGCCGGACTTAACGAACAGGCTGCGCTCTTTGATTGCCTCAGACACATAGGTGCTGAGATTATTCCTTTTTACGATGTCCGCGAGAAGGACACCGCCGGAATAATTCTGAAATGGTGCGGCCATTTCTTATTCAGGGTTAAGGTTTGCGGGTTCTCAAGTCACAGACTTGAAAGTGGTGTCCCACGGGGACTTATTTACCAGCCTCTCTCTTGAGCACAGCTGCAAGATCAGGGTCGGTAGCTTCCAAGGTCATTTGCCTTGTTAGGTTAATACTACCTTCTGCCCAAGGATTAGCGATACCTGCCGCACCAGTGACTCCAGTAGCAGGCTTAGCTCCCATTCCGGCTTGTGCGCTGGGCTTGAAGTGATGCTCAAAACCTGAACCAGGATTTTTCAACTTGGCGAGATACACACCAAGATCCTGTTCAACACCGCCATCAAGCACTTTGACGGCACCTGTTTCGGACTTTTTCAGGTTGGATTGCACCAGCTGAAGCATCTGCTCAGCATTGATCGCTCCAGCCTGACTGATTGCAGCCAATGCTGAATTTTTCATTGCTGCAGTTTCATTAGAAACCCGAAGATCATTCAACTGACGCTGCAACTCAGCGATCTGCTGCTCTTTGTCTTGAGCAGTCTTGTTTGCTTCTTCCCAGAGGTCTTTCCATTGACCCTGATCTTCAAGCGTTTTTTTGCGTTGGTCGTCTTGCTTCTTGTAAACCTCGTCCAACTTGCCCTTGATGCCTTGAAATTTTTCTTCGGCTTCAACAGCACGTTGTTGGAGTGCCTGGATTTGCTGCTCGTAAGCAGAAACATCGACAGCAGGAGTTTCAGTCGCAGCCACAGGCTGTTCAGGCGACACCACGGGTGTCTCCTGGATGACTTGTTCTTCCATTATTAGAAGTGAATTTACTCTTCTACTTTACTAGCCTTTGCTTTTTTAGCGGCAGGCTTTTTTGCTGCAGGCTTTTCTTCTTTTTTGGGAGGGTTGATTTCCTCAAAACGAAGTCCCATGGGAACGAAAGCTATTACTCTTCTACTGTACCGCTCTCTTGAGTCTCTGCTGCTGTCGGCAAAATCTCGCCTTGAACCAGCATGTCGCGGAACTCTTCACGGCTGATCACTTGATCTTCAAACAGCTGACCCATCGCCGCAATGTCCTGACCAATCAGGCGTTGCAGGTCAAAGTCACGGCTGATCTTCACCTCAGGCGGTTCAATGCCTAAGTAATCGGCTGCCAAGTCATAAGACTTCTGCAGGCCAGACTCCAGATCCATCGACACCATCGACAACATCGAGTTGGTGTCAATCCGATCCAGACGCCGGGCGTCAGCAGATTCAGCAACAAACTTCTGTTGGCTCAGCGTGCTGATACCCAACGTCGCCATTTGCTGCTGTAATTCCTGGATTTCCGATGATTGCGCCTCAAACGCGCTTGCCGCCGGTTCCACGTAATAGACCTTGTTACCCGGCTGGGTCGCCATCGCGTAATTAACGCTAATAGCCATGTCTTTCGTCTGATCGTCCCAACCCTCAAGGACGAGCATCGGTTGCGAAGCGATGTGGAGACTGTGGATAAGATCCGCTTGGCGTTGATAATGGGCCAGATTGAGATGAGCAATGTCCAGTAGCGGTGGCTTACTGGTCAACGTATCGGTTTTGTTCGCATAAACCGTCACCAAGGGGATCTGATCGAGCGAGTAAGGACCAGATTCAACCAGCTCATACTCCGCCGTAGCGTCGGATTGATCGAATGCAGAGGGATATGGAAACTTCCCTTGCATCTCTTTCTTCTGCTCTTCTTGCCGGAAGATGCGATAACGACCTGGCTCGATGACACGTACTTGGTCATACACCTTTTCTCCGAACTCACCGTCAGGGACTACTGCCTTTTCCCCAATCCGAACTTGTGTAAGGTTGCCGTAATTGGCTTCGCGGTCCAGTCGCCAACCGTAGACGTTGGTTGGATCCACCTCAATCCAATAGGGCCGACGATTAAGAGCACGCTCCTCTGCAAGACTTCTCGCGCCCGAAGGTGCAGGAAAATCAACCAGCGTGTGACAGTGCCCATACGTCAGGGCACAAATCAAGAGTCGTCGAGCGTACTCATCTAAGTCTGAGCCGCAACCATCAACGTCTTTGTTAAAAACATCTGTCCAATAGGGATCACCCTGGACGCTAATTGGTTTACGCAGGATTAACCCGGCTGCTGCTCGAAGCAACCGCTGCGTGTAAGGCGTGAAAACAGATCGATTGACCCGTGCCAGATATGCGGAGTAATCCTCACGAGGCTCTAGAGGCAAGAAGGCTTCACTGTTTTCGCGTAGGTACTCCGTTCCGTTTGTCACGGCTTTCATGATCTCCCAGCCCTTCATCTGGTCGATCACAGCCCGTGTACGGACGAACGGACTATCAACGCTTCCCATATAGGAAGAGCTGACGAGATGCGTCCTGACGAGTCCTGGAACGGAGTAGGTCATGTCACCATTTCACGCGATTTGCCCAGTAAGCAGCACTGGTTTTGCCTTTGGCGATGTTTTTAGCGTGTCGCTTTTTAAAAGCAGCACGTTTCTTTTTCATCGCTTCGCTTTCGCCAGGTTTTGGCTTGCCTGCTGTCTTGGCACCCTGCTGGCCAAATCGAATTAGCCGATCCTTGCCGTTGTCTTTGATGACAACAGCATGGGATTTACCGCTGGAATGCCCAGGAGTACGGATCGGCTTGTTGTAGCCATCAAAAACGTGGCCACCACGTTCGATTTTGGCCATCAGATCAACCCTTATTCAAGGTTGGAGGTGATGTCGCCGCTGGTGATGAAGTTGCAGGTGGCAACAACCAGATCGCCAACAGTGGATGCAATGTCCATGCTGGTGATGATGCCTGCAAAGCTCACGCTGTCAGTACCAGTAGTGGTGCCAGTCGTGAACAGCTCAAACGTGGCGTCTGCAGTGTCGCTGGTGGTCAGCACGTCTTCAATAAAAGCTGCTTGACCAGTGGCGTCTGGGTCGTAAACCAGCTCAACGGTGCCAGAACCTGAAACCAGGCTGCCAACAAATGCACGAGACGTATCACCGTGATCGGTAACGTCCAACGTGTCTTTAGTGATGTTCAGCGTCCAGCTACGAGTGCCAACAATGGTTGCGTTGGAAGAACCAGCAGCATCAAACTGGACCGCACCTTGCTCTCCGCGAAGGATGGCCATGATTAGACATAGGAAGGG